CAGGATCTGTCCTGTTCCCTGCGTTAAGGAGGTATCCCCATGCTGAAGATCACAAATGGTAAAATCCACCGTGCCCAGAAAGTGGTGCTGTATGGTTCCGAAGGTATTGGCAAAAGCACACTGGCGGCACAGTTCCCTAATCCGCTGTTCATCGATACGGAAGGCGGCACGTCCCATATGGATGTCCGCCGGATCGAGCGTCCTAGCAACTGGACGCAGCTGATTTCCATCCTGAAGGAAATCGCTATCACTCCCGGGATTTGCGGTTCCCTGGTCATCGACACAGCAGACTGGGCGGAGCAGTTGGCTGTCAGTCACATCTGCTCCAAGTTCAAAAAGAGCGGCATCGAGGACTTTGGATATGGCAAGGGCTATACCTATCTGGCAGAAGAATTTACGGATTTCTTCACCGCTCTGGATGCTATCATTGCCGCCGGAATCCATGTTGTTATCACTGCCCATGCCAAGATGCGGAAATTTGAGCAGCCGGATGAGATGGGTGCCTATGACCGCTGGGAAATGAAACTGTCCAAGCAGGTGGCCCCTCTGTTTAAGGAATGGTGCGATATGCTGCTGTTCCTCAATTACCAGACCTATGTGGTTACCACCGAAAGTAAGGTCAGCAAGGCCCAGGGCGGCAAACGGGTCATCCATACAAGTCATCATCCCTGTTGGGATGCTAAGAATCGTCATGGCCTGGCTCCTACTTTGGATCTGGACTATATCAACATTGCCCATCTGTTCAGCACACCTATGGTGGTAGCTACTCCGACTCCGGCCGCAGAACTGGCACCCACACAGTCTCCCGTACGCCCTCCTCTGGAGGTTCTGAAGGACATGATGATGGAGGCGCAGATCTCTGCCATTGAAATCCAGGAGATTGTAGGCAGCAAGGGGCATTTCCCTACAGGAATGCCCATGGAGGAATATCCCGAGGCATTTATCACCGGTTGGATCATTCCCCATTTCCAGAAAATCGTAGAAACCATTGAAGCCAACCCGGATCGGCTTCCGTTCTAAAAACAAGGAGGTAACTATATGAGCAACTATAACAACAACCTGGTCATGGACTGGGATGATGCCATCGTCGATGACGGCATGGAATATGTCGTTCTGGAAGAAGGCGACTACAACTTCGTTGTCCGTGATTTTGAACGTGGACATTTCCCCGGCAGCGCCAAGCTGCCCGCCTGTAACAAGGCAACCCTGACCTTGGAGGTTGATACCCGTGAGGGTACTGCTACAGTCAAGCACGATATCATCCTCTGCCGCACCCTGGAGTTCCGTATTTCCGAGTTCTTCCGTGCCATCGGTCAGAAGAAGCATGGTGAGCGCCTGGTCATGAACTGGAACAAGGTGGTCGGCTCTAAGGGCCGCGCCCGTTTCAAGCCTCGTCCCTATACCAATAAGGATGGCGAGCAGAAAATGGCCAACAATGTGGACAAGTTCTACGACTATGACCCTGCTTTCTTCCCCAAGGAACAGACTCCTGCATGGGTGGCAGAGGCTGAAAAGGCCCAGCCTCAGACCTGGGAGCAGAGCGGCTTCTGATGATGGACCTGAGACCGTATCAGACCCAGGCGAGAGATGCGGTCATTGCCGAGTGGGACAAAGGGCACCGGAAGACCCTTCTGGTGCTACCCACCGGCACCGGTAAGACCGTTGTGTTTTCTTCCATCGTGGGCCACCGTGTGGCCCGTGGTGGCAAGGCACTGATTCTCGCCCATCGTGGAGAGCTGCTGACACAGGCGGCAAACAAACTTCTGGCAGTTACCGGATTGCCCTGCGGACTGGAAAAGGCAGAAAGTACCAGTCTTAACAGCAACCACAAGATCACAGTCGGTTCTGTTCAGACCATGGCCCAGCCCCTCCGTCTTGAGAAATTCCCCAATGATTATTTTACCGACATCGTGGTGGATGAGGCCCACCATTGCCTGTCGGATACTTATCAGCGTGTGCTGGCACATTTCCCCAATGCAAATATCCTGGGTGTCACTGCCACACCGGATCGTGGCGATATGAAAAACCTGGGCCAGTATTTTGACAGCAAGGCCTATGAATACAGCATGAGCCAGGCCATCCGAGACAAGTATCTGTGTCCTGTAAAGGCGCAGATGATTCCTCTGGAACTGGACATCTCCGGAGTAAAAGTAAGCAACGGCGACTTCAGTTCCGGTGAAATTGGTTCTGCCCTGGAACCTTATTTATACCAAATCGCACAGGAAATGCGGCACTACTGCCAAGGCCGGAAAACGGTAGTGTTCCTGCCCCTGGTTCATACTTCACAGAAGTTTCGGGATATTATGGAATCTGTAGGATTCCGAGCAGCGGAGGTTAATGGCAACAGTCCGGACCGGAATCAAATTTTGTCGGATTTTGAAGCCGGAAAATATGATGTTCTCTGTAATTCCATGCTGCTGACAGAAGGCTGGGACTGCCCATCGGTGGACTGCGTAGTGGTGCTTCGGCCTACCAAAGTTCGTAGTCTCTATCAGCAGATGGTTGGCAGAGGGATGCGCTTACATTCCGGAAAAGACCACCTACTACTGTTGGATTTCCTCTGGCTGTCCCAACGGCATGATTTGTGCCGACCTTCTGCTCTGATTTCCAAAGACGCGGTCATCGCTCAGATGATCGATCAGCAGATGAGCGATGAACCGGACGGTATTGATTTGTTGGAAGCCGAGGAACAGGCCGAAAAAGATGTCTTGGCAGAACGTGAAGAAGCACTTGCCCGTGAACTGGCAGAAATGCGGCAGCGGAAGCGAAAACTGGTAGATCCCCTGCAGTATGCGGTTTCCATTGCAGCAGAGGACCTTGTGGGATATGTTCCCACCTTTGCCTGGGAGATGGCACCGCCGTCCGAAAAGCAGCTTGCTTTCCTGGAAAAACGGGGCATCTTCGCAGAGTCCATAGAGAACATGGGCAAAGCCACTCTGCTGATTGACCGGCTTATGCAGCGGCAGGCCATGGGATTGGCAACACCGAAGCAGATCCGCTGCCTGGAACGATACGGATTCCGACAGGTCGGCACATGGCAGTTCGATGATGCCAGAAAAATGATTTCCCGGCTGTCCATGAATAACTGGCGGATACCCATGGGCATTACGCCATCTAAATATCAACCATAATCGGAGGTTAAATTATGAGCAACATTTTATCTGCTCTGAAGCAGATTGACCCTGGTGCGGTATCGTACCAAGAATGGATCAATGTAGGTATGGCACTGAAAGCGGAAGGCTACGGCTGGGAGGTCTGGGATGACTGGAGCCGGGCAGACAGCCGCTACCATGCCGGTGAATGTGAGCGGAAATGGAGTACCTTCCGCGGTAGCACCTCTCCTGTTACCGGGGCAACTATCGTGCAGATGGCAAAGGACTACGGTTGGACACCTTCCGGTCCTGCATCTGCCATGGACTGGAATGATGTAATAGTGGATGACGGCGATAACTTCACACAGTATGCTGCCCCGGAGAATTGGAATCCTGCAGAGGAACTGATTACCTATCTTGAAACCCTGTTCGACAAGGACGATGTTGTCGGTTATGTGACCAACGATGTCTGGCAGGATTCGGAAGGCAGATGGGTTCCTGCCAAGGGTGTATTTACCCAGACTGCCGGTGAACTGATTGCATCTATCCGGAAGCATCCGGATGACCTAGGTGCAACCATCGGCGACTGGAAAAAGGATGTGGGTGCCTGGATCAGATTCAATCCCCTGGACGGTGAAGGCGTCCGAAACGACAACGTAACCCAGTTCAAATATGCCCTGGTGGAATCTGACAGTATGTCAGTTGCAGACCAGGATGCCATGTACCGCAAACTGGAACTTCCCATTGCCTGCCTGGTGCACTCCGGCGGCAAGAGCCTCCATGCCATCGTCAAGGTAGATGCTCCGGATTATGCGGAATACCGCAAGCGGGTGGAATTCCTCTATGATTTCCTGCAGAAGAACGGTGTCAATGTTGACAAGCAGAACCGCAACCCTTCCCGGCTATCCAGAATGCCCGGTGTAACCAGAAACGGCAATCGTCAGTACCTGGTGGCTACTAATATCGGCAGAAAGAGCTGGGTGGACTGGCTGGACTTTGCCGAGGGTGTTACCGACGAGTTGCCGGATATGGTTTCTCTGGACAGCTATAAGGACAACCTTCCTACGCTGCCGGATGAACTGATTAAAGGCATTCTCCGTTGCGGTCACAAAATGCTGATTTCCGGTCCCTCCAAGGCAGGTAAAAGTTTTGCTCTTATGGAACTGAGCATCGCCATTGCGGAGGGCAAGCCCTGGCTGGGATTCCCCTGCAAAAAGGGCCGTGTGCTGTATGTGAATTTGGAAATCGACCCTGCCTCCTGCATTATGCGTTTCATGAAAATTTATGATGCACTCCGTCTTCCTAGGAAAAATATGGACAACATCGTGATCTGGAATCTCCGTGGTCATGCGGTTCCTCTGGACAAATTGGTTCCGAAGCTGATTCGCAGAGTCCGGGATCAGCATTTCGATGCCATCATCGTGGACCCCATCTATAAGGTGATTACCGGCGATGAGAATAACGCATCGGATATGGCCATGTTCTGTAATCAGTTCGATAAGATCTGCACCGAGACCGGCTGCGCCACCATCTACTGCCATCACCATTCCAAAGGCACCCAGGGTAACAAGAAGGCCATGGATCGTGCCAGCGGTAGCGGTGTATTCGCCCGTGACCCGGATGCTCAGTTGGACATGACACCCCTGATTCTGTCGGAGGCCCAAATGAATCTGCTACGGGATGGCAATGCAACAGCATGGCGTCTGGAATCCAACCTCCGGGAATTTGAAAATATCTGCCCCATCAACTTCTGGTTCGACTATCCCGTTCATCGTCTGGACACCAGCGGTGAATTGGAGCAGGCTTTTACGGAGGGCAGCTTTGAAGCGGTACGGGCCAAGAACAAAAAGAACACCACTGCGGAGGAACGCAGAGAATCTATTGAGACTGCATTCCAGGCCTGTTCCATCGAACAGCCGGTTACGGTGGCTGCTATGGCAACCTATCTGAATAAATCTGAACGCTGCATTCGGGATCGGCTGAAAGAAATGAAAGATGCTTTCTGGTGTCACCAAGGCATTGTTGGACGGGTCGAAAGCACAGAAACAACGGAAAACTGATATTCCCAGTTTTCTCAACACGGAACGGAAAACCCCATTATATATAGATAACTATCGTTCTCTATCGTTCACGCGTGTGGGAAAGGCTGATAGCCTAGCCTTTCCCCACTGCGAAACGATAACCAAACAGGTTTTCCCAACTGGAGGTACAATATGAATTTCTTTATCGCAATGACACCACCAACCGCCACCGCACAGGAACGGAAGGTACGGATTTATAAAAATAAGCCTATTTTTTATGATCCTCCTGCGGTGAAGGAGGCAAAGGCAAAACTGTCAGCATATCTGTCCATCAACAGACCGGTGCAGCCTTACGAAGGCCCAGTATCCTTAAGGACGCTGTGGCTGTTCCCCAGAGGCAGGACCCATCGCAACGGAGACTGGCGCTGCACTCGCCCAGATACAGACAACCTGCAGAAAATGCTGAAGGACTGCATGACCAAGACCGGCTACTGGAAAGACGACGCCCAGGTTGCCCGGGAGATCATTGAAAAGCGGTGGTCGGATGAGCCCTGCGGCATTTACATCGAAATTGAGAAATTGGAGGAAAATTAAAATGGGATACGGATATTACAGAAATCACGAGGGTTATTATGACCCCACCGCCGGTGCCGTCTTTGCCAAGCTGGATCAGGAGGCTCGGAAGAAGCGTCACAACCGTCGGCGGGCACAGCGGAAGCGGAATGCACAGATGCGGAAGCTGACTGCAAACCGGAATCAGTATTCAACACTTATCGACAAATCCCGACAGGAGGTGCCCAATGACGGCTAAAGAATACTTAGGGCAGGCATACCGCCTGGATCAGCGGATCAACAGCAAACTGGAGCAGGTTCTTTCCTTACGTGACCTTACCAAGAAGGCCACCGCCACCATGAGCGGTATGCCCGGTAGTTCCAGTCCCAATGTCCATAAGATGCAGGATATTATCGTGAAAATTGTGGATCTGGAAAATGAAATCAATGCAGATATTGATCAGCTGGTGGATCTCAAACGAGAGATGGTCGGCATCATCAAGGCTGTGGAGAATCCTGAACACCAGACCCTTCTGGAACTGCGGTATCTGTGTTTCAAAACATGGGAACAAATTGCTGTAATGATGAGCTATAGTATTGAGTATACTTTCCGTTTGCACAAAAAGGCGCTTGAATTTGTGAAAATACCCGAAAGTGTACAGTAAAGTTCATAGAATGTCATATTGGTCTTATGATATTATTATAATCGCCAAGAACATCAGGAGAGCCTCGTGGGAGAAATTCCACGGGGCTTTTCTTATGCCCGAAAGGAGTGGTTTCATGGGCTACCGGAAGGTCGGCTACATGGAGCAGCTCTGGTACATCTTTAAGTACATGGTTGGGCGGCTGCTCCACAGGAGGTGAATCAAATGCCCAAACGACCCAAGCGTCCTTGCTCTTATCCCGCCTGTCCCAAACTGACAGACGGACAGTATTGCGAGGACCATGTTGCTGTTGCACGGCGGCAGTACAACAAGTACGAACGCGCCCCGGATATTAACAAGAAATATGGTCGGGCATGGAAACGCATCCGGGATCGTCACGCTGCCCAGCACCCTCTTTGTGAACGATGCCTGGAAGAAGGGCGACTGGTTCCAATGGAAGAAGTCCACCACAAGGTTCCTGTTTCCAAGGGCGGCACTCATGCCCGGGACAACCTCATGTCCCTTTGCCGATCCTGTCACAACAAGATCCATCACGAAATTGGTGACCGCTGATGAACATGAAAGCCATACCTCAATACCCAGGTTATTTTGCCGACGCAGATGGCGAAATCTATACCAATCGTCAGGGTTATCTTCGTAAACTCCCCAAGCGTTTACACAAGGGTTATTATCGTGTCAATGTGCGGGATGGCAACACTCCGGTGAGACCTCATGTTGAGCCAGTGCATAAACTTGTCCTCAATGCTTATGTCGGCACTCGTCCACACGGATATGTATGCAGGCATCTAAATGGAAATCCGCTGGATAACTGTGTCTCCAATATCTGTTGGGGTACACCAAAAGAAAATGCTCAGGATTCCCTGCGGCATGGTACTGCTGTTTGCTTACGCATTGGCGAGGCATCAATTGCATCCAAGCTTAAGGAAAAGGACATTTACAAAATCAAAGAAATGTATGAAGCCGGACACACGCAAAAAGAAATTGCGGGTGTCTTTTTTATTTCCCAACGCCATGTCAGTGACATTGTTCGGGGCAAAGCCTGGTCACACCTAACGGCCAGGGGCGGGTCAAATCTTCGGGACTAAAAACTGGGGGCAGCGGCCCGGGGCTTCGTGTGAAAAATCGCAAAAGTTTTAAGGGGAATAGGCCCCTGA